TATTTAGTGCCGGTTACTTTCTCCGGCGTACACTGACGGGGTACAGTCTTATTCATCCGGACGCCCGGGCAAGCAAGCCTGCCCCCGTGACGACAACGGTCCCTAAGGTTGGGTTCATTATATGTATTTACGGTAATGCCAGCGATGCAAGTAACGCAAAACGCTGGCATTTTGATAACTGTAAATCTAAGATTTAATCAGTCGAAGCATTTGCGCCACAACGAGCCCGTTTGGCTTTTGTCAAATCTCCAAAATTCACAGCCCATTCTTGTCCAGGCTGCAACTCTTTGGCGTTCGACGGATAAGCAAATTTTACGCCTGCTTGCTGTTCTATTTGACCAATTGGTAGTCTAAGTTTAGTTAAATCAGTACCGAGACCTTCAACGTGAGGAAACCACCAACCAGCAACTTCGTTAGTTTGGTTATTAATAACTATTTTATAAAAGGCGTGTGGAACAACAACACCATTGCCAATTCTTTTGTCCTGAGAATTATATACTCCACCAACATAAACTGTATAACTTTGATTACGCTGTACTGTCCACCCACGTACACTTGTTTCTAATAATTTCCACGTTGATCTATTAAGTCCTGGCAATTGTGGGCTCATATTAGTCATCAAAAAACTTTCAAATTCTACCTGTACATCCCAACTTAGATCTCCATCTGGACTCATATGACCCTTATCATACCCAGTACCTGCGTAGTCATCTGGACGAGCACCTCCAGGAACTGATTGGTCGGCTGCAAAAGCATTAGTACGAGCAACACAGCCAAGAGCGTTTTGAGGTAGTAGTTCATAAGTTACATACTTAGGTAGTTTAGCAGCAGAATCATAGCCTACCAAATAAGCCTGGCGGCAAATTGGTTGAATACCTGCTGTTTGTGGGAAACCATAAGGTGCGTGTACCTTACAAGTTTGTGGATCTTGCGGAGCACGTTGAGTCCAAGCATGAGCTAGGCTTGAGGCTGCTAGCAAAAGCACGAATAGAAGTTTTTTCATATATACCTTATATTTTTTTATTGTTGTTGTATTAATATTTTAATACAACAATACCTGAGCCACCTTTACCACCAGCCTTAGAGTTACTTGAAGTTGCGCCGCCGGCTTCTCCACCTTGTCCCGTAGAATTTGAGCCATTAGCCCCACCATTTTGTACTCCTGAATTTGCGCCAGCACCACCTGCCCCATATATTACACTACTGCCAGTAATTGATGATGTTGTACCTCCACCACCTGCACCGCCTGTAGTACCTGAGTTATTACTACCTGTACTAGTAGAGCCACCACCACCTTTTCCACCAAAACCACCGCCTGAACCACCACCACCTGTTGGTGCAGTAGTATTAGAAATTTGAGCGGCTCCGGCTGCACTACTAGTTCTACTACCTTTTCCAGCGCCGCCTCCTAATGCAGTAATTGTAGCAAATACACTATTATTACCGGCTACACCTGCATTGTTTGTTCGGGTGTTTGCGCCACCTATACCGCCGTCACCTACGGTTATAGTATATGATTGGGTTGGAGTAACTGATAATGTACCAGTGAGAACCATGCCACCGCCTGCGCCACCACCACCTGCATTGTCGTATCCATTACCAGCGCCTCCTCCTCCACCAACTACTAGATATTCAACACTAGTAACTCCAGCAGGTGCTGTCCAAGTAGTTGTTCCCACTGAAGTAAACGATGTTACTGTAGGTCCTGTGCTAGTATCAACAATTAAAATGCTAGCGGTTGCAACAGTTGTACCATTAACTATCCAATCTAATGTCAATGTCTCGTTACCTTCAGTTAGGTTATCTGCTTCAATTAATAATGGGGCACCGTTAGTTACATTGCCAGTAAAATTATACGGAATAGGATCTAATAAATTGCCAGGGTTTGGCAAAGTCACATCCTGATTAGTAATGTTTGCTCCGCCGAATTGTAAGTACGCAGTAGGATCATCTGGTACATTTGTACCTATAATACTAAACCAAATTACATTACCCTCGTTACAGGTTGTAATAATATCAGCCGGTCTAATAGTTGTTAAATCGGTAGGATCACCGGTAATGCTTCTAAATTCAAGAGTATATGAAGGAGTAGGTGATGTTGCTATCCAAGGACGACCTTCAATCAATCCGTCGGGGTTCGCATTATCAACTATGTCATTACCGGAATATTGTGTTGGTAATTGGGCAATATCGTAATAAGCTCTAGTACGATAGTATGATTTAGTAGGATCAGTGCTACCTGTTACTGTTCCGTTTGCGGCAACAATTTTACCTTGACGCTTTGCCGAAGCAATGTCTAGTTTTGCTAGTTGTTTTGCTTGTTTTGTCGGTAGTGTTGATATCCCGTTAGCTGCCATGATTAAATATTCCTATTATTAAATATTTACCTTAAGTCAAACAATATAATTTCAGATTCATTAGGGTTGATTATTGTGATATTATTTTCTTCTGTAAAACTTAATCCATCACCTTCAATTAAATCTATATTGTTTATAATTGCAGTTCCTGTGACCATATATAGGTAATAATGTCTATTATTGTCTAGATTAAAAATATAATTGTCTGTAAAGATTCCGGCTAATAATCTAGCATCTTGTTTGATAGGCAATTTTTCTGTAATATTACAAAATTTATTAAGTTTATCTTCCCTAGTAAACTGATGCCAATTGTGTTGTGGTTCTGTATCAAATTTATTAGGTCTGATCCATAATTGTAGATAACGATTGGGTATATTTGTAGTATTTCCCTCAGTATGACTTATTCCACGGCCCGCACTCATTCTTTGTACTGCGCCTGCTGGTACTTCTATATCATTACCTAGGCTATCTACGTGATGGCTAGAACCTTCAACTACATAACCAAAGATTTCCATATTTTTATGTTCATGCCAAGGCACTTGCCAAGCATAATGAACACGATCATCGTTGATAGTTTGTAAGTGGCTATAATTCATATAGCGACTATCGTAATAACTTGGGAAACTAAACGTCCTGTAACTGTTTATAAAATCTGCTCTAGGATTGCCTCTAGTGTTAGCAGGACGATGTACAATCATTTAACACCAATTAATCATACCCATACTTTGAGTAGGAGTATACGGTGTAAGTGTTACTGGTAAATTAAATGTTCCTTGTAACATTGTACCAGCACTTGGATTGCCGCTTGTCCAACCTGGATTTGATTGATCAATTACAGTTAGATCAAATTGACCCGGTCCGCTTTCCCAGCTTGCTCTAACCAAACAAGAATATGAAGTTTGTGGCCCGCCACCAAACGGTGTAGCACTTGCAAAAGTTGCATTGAACACATATGAAGTATTGATATCATATCCGCATGAGTTAAAAAAATCAGTGATTCTAGTTGCTATATTTCCATTAGGACCAGTCAAATAATAAAATGGACAATTTAAATCCCCACCACCAGGTGTTACATATCCATTTGTTCCGCCACTAAAATTGGCGTAATTAAAATCTCCCGAACTAATAACAAGTGCGGGTGCGGCAACTGTTATTCCTGCACCTAGTGTAATTCCTTGACCAAATTGTATGTTATAAGCTACCATTGTAAATATCTCCCATTATGATATATTTATCATTTATAGTGGACTATTCCACTGCTTGTATATTATTATCTATGGTAAAAGTGTAACTACCAATGTGCCGACATTGTATACTAGGATCTACCCATAACTTAAAGCCTTTATCACGTGCTTTTTTACAAAAATCCACATCTTCTGATATAGTATGTGCATGATCTATAGCGGAATAATACTTAAACTGCGGATATCCTATACTACGCATTACTTCTGCTTTAACTAATACACAGCCAAATCCGCATCCTGCAATCTCTGTTAGACCACGGCCTTTTAAACGTTCATAAGGTATATTTGATACTCCGCCATACTCATTAGGCTCATATATTTCTAATGTATGTCTACTTGGGTTACGTTGAATATACATACCACTAACTACATCTCTATCGTGTGCTAGTAGTTTCTTTAATGTATCTGGAGTAAATGCTATATCACTATCCACAGAGAACAAGTAATCAAATCCTTTTACTACCCAATCTGCTATAAGATTACGAACCTGATCTACTTGATATCCAAAGAAGAATTGAAAGGAAGTTTCATATCCATCTGGTATTTCAAGATCATAGATACTTTTAAATGTTTCAGCTTCGATATTACGTGCTGTAGGTATTGCTATCAGTATTTTTTTTTTGGGTTGATTCATTTTGTTTACAATATCTCTTGCGTTTTTATTTTGCTCTGCTGCATTGACCTTATAGTCATTGAGAGGGTTTATATCATTATAGTTATATACTACATCCTGTAGACATTTTACTTTATTAGGATCAGCAGCTTCTATTAATGCATAGAATACACTGCCATCGCCACCTGCTTTATACCACTGTCCTTGACCATCTTGAAATAAACTATCATCGAGATCATTGATCAACTTCTTCTTAAATGTACGAAGATGTGTATATGGTAATATCCAGTTAAAGTGATGTGATCTATAAGTTTTTGCTTGTTTAACTGCTTCTGGATAAGGTTGACTGATTAAAGGAATATCATCAACCATACTCCAACATGAACCATAGGTAAACTCAGTGGTTCCATCATAGACAGTATTAAAGTATGAAAAAACGGTATTATCATTGATTAAACTATCGTCAGCATCTAACAACATTATGATAGCATCATCGGCATTGATCTTTCTTATATTTTCAATTTGATTTCTAGGTGCACCACGATTTTCTGTATTAACTATCAACATGAATTTCTTTTGTAGATCTTCAGGCAGTGATTGTATTTTAGATCTAACAATATCTGCACTACCATCAGTACTAGCATCATCTATCAAAATATGAATATAACTGTCATAATCTTGTGATGCTACACTATCAATACATTTAGTAACATAGTTAGCACAATTATAAAATGGGCTAACAACTACAATAGGTTGTTCTTTGCCACTTTTATAGTTTTCTGATTCTATAACATTATGAAATCTACGACCATAAATTTTATTCACTCTATGATTGATTTTAGATACAGCACGATATTCATCACGTGATAAGTACCCACCTAATTTATGTACTATAAACTGTTTCCACTGTAGAGCCACACTATCCCATCCTGCGATGTCTTTGACAATGTTACAGTAGTATTGTTTTTGTTGATGTAGATATTTGTTGGCGTGTGCATAAACAGTGGTAGCTACAAACTTATCAACCTGTTGTGGTGTATTAATATCTGGAAATAAATTATTAGGTTCTACTGCATAGTCAATATGATAGCAGGCTCCCTCTATGGCTATTTCTTCTAATGCACCAAATCTACAAGTAATACTAGGTGTATTATACATTAATGATTCTAATGTCGATATACCGAACGTTTCTGGAAATGCACAAGGATACAGCATAAAGCTAGCATTGGATAATACGTTAGCAATTTCATATTGTGGTATTACTCCAGTAAACTCTACACCCATTTCTGCCATAGCAGGATCATCGGCCATTCTACGCCAATCTTTTTCTTGTTGATCAGGTTCGTCATTGACACTAAATCTATAGTAGCCACCGATGATCTTTAATCGTGCATCAGGTATTTGTTGTTTAACTTTGGGCCAAATATGATTAACCAAAGGAATCATACCTTTAGTAACACTGGCATTATAGACAAACAGATTAGGATCTTTAGCAGCTATATCAACTTCTTTACGATAATTACGGGCACCATTACGTGTGATAAAAAACTTACGTTTTAGTACTTCAAAGTTACGTCTGCGTCCGTGATTGCAATTAGCCACATATGTAGTATGGAAGTCACTGAGTGTAAAAATGTCAGTGATTCGATTTGCTACTGCTAGTTCTTCAATTAGATTATCTCCTAGACAAAACGTATCGTGCATCCATAATGCTCGTACTTTGGCCTTACCAACAATCCTATCATAGAGATTCATTGATTGGAATGGTAGTGCTCTCATATCTCCCAATTTTGGATAATCTTGAGGATCAGTAAATGGAATTATAGTTCTAGAGCTAATAACTACATCAAAGTTAAAATCTTGTGCCAGTGAGGTAAGTGGAAGATATTTAACGCCGTTATAGATGCCTGGTCTAGCATGGTCTGTGGTACAGTTATTAAAAACTGTGACATCAAATCCAATTTCGTTAAGTTCCTGGGCCATTAGTGTTACAGCACTTTCGCTGCCACCTAGTCCCTGTTTGTCGATTGTGGTACCATCATATGGAATACCAATTATGTCAATAATAGCAAGCTTCATGCTATTAATTATACGCTAGATTGATGCTATGTCAATGATCTTGGTTTTTAATTGTATAGATATGATAGAAATGCTGCTATTGATGTATCATTAATTAATGAATAATTATTAAAAGTTAATATAACTCCATTTCCACCATTTGAGTATAGATTTTCGCCGCCTCCGGAGCCGCCGCCGAATTGTTGGCCATAGCGTTGTCCAGTGTAGGGTTGTGTAATAAACTGTTGGCCAGAACCACCAGCTCCACCAGCTCCTCCATTTTCACTATGAACAATATCGTAATTACCGTAATTACCAAAAAAATCACCATCTATTCTACTTTCTGAACGCCCATTATCACCATATCCTCCGATATTACTAACAGCACTTGTACCTGGACCAAATATTCCTGCTGCTCCACCACCTCCTCCATACACATTAGGAGTTGAAATAAATGCGCCATTTCCTCCTGAATATGTTCCACCACCGCCGGCTCCACCTGCGGTGTCAGTTCCTCCTTTACCCCCATAAGCAATGTATGCTCCATTATTAAATGTTGTATTACCGCCATCTCCTCCTGTACCAGAACCGCCAGATCCAATAGTAATATTGATTACTGTACCGGGAGTTGCTGAGAAATTTGTTATAATAGTCGAACCACCACCACCCCCACCACCGCCCTGGCCAGGTAGCGGGTCGCCGTTAATGTCTGTTTGACCACTATTACTACCACCTCCACCACCTCCACCAATTAATACTATACGATTATTACCCGAATTCCAATTTGAAGGTACTGTCCAGGTAGTTCCGCTGGCTTGTACTACAGAAGAAAAATAGCTAATAAAAATTACACCGGTGCCTGGGCTTGCTGCCTGTCCATTATTTCCGCCGCCGGCGCCACCACCATAGGCGCCACCACCGCCGCCCGATGCACTAGTTACCGGAGCACTAAAAGTAGCTCCACCACCACCACCTGAACCAGTCGGACTACTAGTAGGAGGATAATTATTAAGATAAGTTGTAAAACCCCCAATTGCCCCTTGAACATAAGCACTAGCAGTTGTTGAGTATGCACCACCACCACCACCAATACCACTAGGATAACCGCCATATGGATTACCAAATACTCCTCCAGTTCCTCCATCGCCTCCAGTGCCACCTTTTCCAGAACTATTACCTGCGGTACCGCCATCACCGCCACCACCACCCCCACCACTGACTCCTGTAGTTCCATTACCGCCAGCACCACCATTTCCACTAGGGCCAGCAGAACCACCTCCTCCTCCTGCATTATTACCACCACGTCCGCCTGAATATGTTCCAGTACCACCAGCACCACCAGTAGAACCAGATCCATTGGCTCCGCGCCCTGCTGTCCATCCATTTAAAGTTGTATCAAAATTAATACCAAATTCAGGAGCGCCTATGGTGTAAGGTAAAACAGTTCCAGGTATTAATGTAACATTAGTTGCCCCATACCATCCGCCACCACCGCCACCACCTTGATTTAAATTACCGGTGCCTGCTAAACCACCTGCTCCGAATAGATCAAATCTATTATTTGAGTTATTCCAATCAGGAGGCACTATCCAATTTCCGGATCCACTTACTGAGTTAGAGAATAAGCCAATATAAATAGTACTCATTTATTTTCTTCTTTTACAGTTTTATTAATAAAGGGTAAACCATCCCATACTGTATTAAGATTTACACCTGCTCCGGGTTCTACAGATACAAATATATAACCTTCGGGAGCTGGATCTTCTACCGTAGCAACAATATGATTTTCTATTATGTTTGTTGTGGAATTTATAACCGCAACAGTTGGATATTTTAATATTTTCAATTTAATCTTCCTAAAAAAATATTAATGGTTATATATTACCATCAATAATTGCATTAGAAGTAGATATATAAAGGACACTAGCAGAACCGTATTGAGTTGTTATGGCAAATGACCCAGTTCGAGAATTTAATGTAACTCCGGAGCCTGTTAAGGTCACTGATCCTGCTCCTTGACGTACTACTATCGTTCTAAATCCAGCAGGTAATGTATTTGGTACAGTTACAACAACAGAACTTGATGTATTAATAACTATAACACCTCCGCTATCTGTGGAAGATATAGTAATACCTGCTGTTTGTGTGTTAAGTGACACATTGGAACTTCTAATTGTTGATCCAACATTTAATGCGCCACCAACACCAACACCCCCTGATACAATTAACGCACCTGTGGTAGTCGATGTTGATGCGGTAGTATTAGTGATATTAACTACCTGACTTGTTGTTCCACTAAAACTACCTTGAGCACCTAATGACCCAGTATAACCAACACTACCGGCATAGCCTTGGTTACCTTGAACACCTTGGAATCCTTGAACGCCTTGAACACCTTGGTTGCCTTGGTAACCAAACGAACCAGTATATCCTTGGAATCCTCTATCACCTTGATAACCTTGAGCACCTGTACTACCCTGATATCCCTGAGCACCTTGAGCTCCTTGGTTGCCTTGATTACCTTGGAAACCTTGATAACCCCTATCACCTTGAAATCCCTGTGTACCTGCTCCTTGAACACCTTGAGCACCCAATGAACCAGTATAACCAACACTACCTGTATAACCTTGCGTACCTTGACTTCCGGCACCTGCAGATACACCAATCCTGTTCCATTTAGAAGAAGTAGAACTATACTGATATGTAACTCCGTTAACAACAGTATTTTGTCCATTAGTTGGTGATGTAGGAAATGACATTATACCTTAGGATATTTGTTTTTGACTGCTAAACAATCAGCTATATATTTGTTAATCTGAGCTTGATCATTTTTGACAATACCATCTAAATAATCAGCCATGGGTGGATATTCTGCGGCTCTATCTCTTTGATATTGAGTTTTAGCTCGTTCGGTTTGTTCGGCTGCAAAGGCAACAATATCTGCTTCAATTATAGCAGTTTCTTCTGGTGTAGCATCACGATCTACACCATCAACATTTACTTTATATGTCATATTTTTCCCCATTAATTATATCCGTATAATGCCCAGGTACCAGATGCATATAGTCCATAGCCGGGGCTGCCGTTTCCAAAACCTGATATATAAAATCCAGTAACTGGATACGGTGTACCAAGAGGAGTTGGATTATATTCGCCGGCGCTGAAAAAGATTTGACTACCTCCAGTCCATTGTCCTATCATAGTATGTGTAATGATATTATTGGAAACATCATATTTAAACTCCATATTAACAAATAGTTGAAATGCGAGACGGTCGGCGATACCGCCGTCAGGTCTGCCCAAAAAGATGTAGTTGTTGCCGCTATATCCAGCGGCGCCGGAAACTGAGGTAGTTAATCCCGAATTACCATTGTTACCATTGGAGTAAGAAGTAGTACTTCCATATGCAGCAGAAGTATCTACTCCATTGTTTGTATACCATTGTAATTTTGGTTGGGTAAGGCCATATCCATTAGTAGACCAAATATTTAAAAATAATTTGTAATAAGAATAGCTTGAACTAATGCCAGAAGTAACAGATACTGCACTAACAGAATCAAAGCTAGTAGCCGAAATTTTTACTAAACCACTGCTAGCACTAGACCCTTGACTACCTTGAAATCCTTGATTACCCGAGCCTTGGAACCCTTGACTACCTTGGAAACCTTGATTACCAGCACCTTGGAAACCTTGATTACCTTGGGCACCGGTGCTAGCTGCTGCTCCTACCCTTGACCATTTAGAAGAAGTAGAATTATATTGATAAGTGACTCCGCTGACTGTGGCAGTTTGTCCATTAGTTGGTGATGTAGGAAATGACATATTTGTTCTCTATTTTATATATTTATAGTGTTAATAAACTAATTTTAATTCTTCGATTTTTTAAGTTCTTCAACTTCTTTTGAAAGTTCTTTAATAGCTTCCACTAGCAACGGAACAACTCTTTCATACTTAATTGCCATATATCCGTTATCTCTAGTTGTTGCTATTTCTGGTAATATATCATTAATTTGTTGAGCAATTAATCCAGCTTCTCTTACTGTTGGATCTTTATCCGTGGCCAATTCATTCCAGTTATAAGTAATACCATCCAATGTATTAACTTTTTTAAGAGCATCTGTAATATGTTCAATATTAGTTTTTAATCTAATATCAGAATTGGCATATGCTATGATGTCGCCGGTTAGTGATTGTATTGTACCATACACATCTAAACCAGCACTTGGCATTTGATAACTACTACCATTAAAGTAAAGATAATGAGCACCATCACTACCTAAAAATATAACACCAGTGTTGGAGGTTCGAACTGCGTATATATCATTAAATGTTACAATACTATTTGTATTAAGAGTTTGATTTGCTCCCGGGCCATTTGCACCTTGATATCCTTGATATCCTTGATTACCCTGAAATCCAGCTCCCTGAAATCCTTGATTACCTTGTCCTTGGAAACCTTGATAACCAAATGATCCTGTATAACCTTGATTGCCCTGGAAACCTTGGAAACCCTGATTACCTTGACTACCAAATGATCCTGTATAACCTTGATTACCTTGGAAACCTTGGAATCCCTGATTGCCTTGTACACCTTGATTACCCTGAGCACCTTGATAACCTTGCGGACCTTGGAAGCCTTGAAAACCTCTATCACCTTGATAACCTTGAAAACCTTGACTACCTGTACTTCCCTGATATCCTTGAGCACCTTGTCTACCTTGGAAACCTTGATTACCTTGGAAACCTTGAAAACCAGTGTTAGAACCTTGAGCACCTTGAAAGCCTTGATTGCCTATAGGAACAACTCCTGTTCTTGTCCAAGTAGAAGAAATTGAATT